TGGTCTACATTGCCCCATATGCTTGGATGTAGTACGGCTGAACTTGTCCTCATTCTCAAACCATACCCCCTCTGACCATACATACATTGGGAAGTGATGTCCGTAACTGTACACAACATAGAACTCTGAATTGTCCTCAACGAGTGTAGACTTCTGCCATACACCCCATATATTTGAACCCTCGAAGGGCTTACGTTGCTCGACATAATGTCGAGCATCACGGTTAGGTACTTTAGCCATGATGCTCACCCCTTATGCAACAGAGAACGCTGATTCGTCACCGTCATAGAACCAATCGGTGTACTCATAGATGCTACCGTTACTACCCTTGCCATGGTGGTAACCATGGTTATGCCCTGCATCTTCCTCGAACTGAGCAAACTCAAGACTGACGAATAAGCCTTGCTCATCGGCTACATCCTCCCATTGCATCTCATCTACTAGGTCAAACTGTACATATGTAGTCATTTCATATCTCCATGACGAAAAGAAAAAGCCACCCTGATGGGTGGCTTGGCTTGGCAACATTGCCTTACAGAACAATCTTCACCGATGATGGCTGACGATTTGCTTCCGTATTACTGACCAATGCAATGTATGGTGCATTGTCATACTTGTTGAACTTGACAATAGGAACATTGCCTGCATTGTCCTTGGGAGACCATGTATGCAATTTCTTCTTGAGTTCCTTACCCTTGGTAACCATGTAAGCATAGATACCCTTGGCATCATCAATGCTGAACTTACCGTCAGATGATGGGCTACCATCGCTGTTCCATACACCCTCAATGGCAATGTCGTTTGCCTTAGGACGCAAGATGACGTTGATGTGAGTTGGACGCTGTTTTTTCATTTCAATTCTCCATGAAAGTTAATGTAAAGTAATGGCTTATATGCCATTACGGGTTGCCCTTTCGGGACACTCCCAGACTGGCAGGGTTCGGGGCGAGTGTCAAGTTCGCTCACTTCAAAGTAAGAAGTAAGGTGGATGGGGCTACAGTTGTTACCATCAGATGTAAGGTTTATATACAACTATCTAGGTGAAGTGTCAAGTTTAGGTAGATTATCTAACTGTACGAGATAGGAAAAACCTAGTGTTTATGCGGGTTCTGAGGCTACTATCTAAACTATCTATGTTTTTCAAGATGATGGGGCACTACAATTTATTGTCCGCAAAAATTAAAATTCAGAATCATCGAAAGTGGAATCAAACAGTACCCTTTTTATCTATATATTCTATATAGTTAGATAGATAGAGAGGGGTTATGCCTTGGAATCCCTTGGAAATACAACAAACTTGACATTTAACATGTCAAGTTACGCTATCTAAAACTGCTATATAGTTTCGGACATGGCGATTCAGAGTTAGATAGTTGCGCCATCATGTCACTTTCACCCCCTATTATGTAAGGTTATGCTGCATAGCAATGCTATATGCCCCCGACGTATGGTATTTATATATACAAAAGAAAAACGAAGGCAATAAAAAACCCGGCTTTCGCCGGGCTGGTACTAACTCCTTGCTGATCGTATTGCCATCGCTATCATCTGTGTGCCAACCACCAGTGCTGCCAGTGAGAGCCACATCCCTTCGGGTACTAACTGAATCAGTGCGACTGTGGTCAGTATTGTTCCCATGATGGCAAAAGCGAGTTCCATGATCTTATCCATTTCAATCTCCTTGTGTTTAAGAAAACCTCCCGCTTTCGCGGGAGGGTTCCGGTTGTTACCTTACAGGATCACTTTCGTGGTCTTGTTCGGCTGAGTGTCGCTGACTAGCGCCATATACGGCGTGGCGTCATACTTGTTGAACTTGACCTCTGGCGTTTTCGCGCCTTCGGTCTGTATCCAGACCTTGACTTCGCGCTTGAGTTCCTTGCCCTTCTTGACCATGAAAGCGTAAACTTCCTTGGCTTGTGAGACAGAGAACACTGTGCCAGTGGCATCAGCAGCGCAGCCCTCAAGTTTCAAGTACCCTGCTTTAGGGGCGACGATGACACGTACGTGTGTCGGACGATCCATGACTTTAGTCATTTCATTCTCCTAAGTGGATTGTTAAAGAGCGGGAGCAGGTTTACTCCCGCTCTGTCGGTGCGTCTTGCATCGACACTTCTAGACTCGCAGAACCTGACAAAAGTGTCAAGTTACCAGCAGGCACTAGGGGTTTGCGGGTGTGTGCGCGGGCGCGGGCGCGGGCCTGAGCGAGCGGTTCGGACTGGCTGAGAGGGGGGTACATGGACTGGCGGTTCGCTGGCCCCCCCATGTGTAGTAAACCTCATAAAGCAAGACCCCAAAAAAGCATCGTGTAAAGTTAGCCCAGCCGCCTAACCTTCCTAATATCTATATACCCCCTATTGACACGACCGTAAGTTGCCGTGTTATAGTCGCCGCATGGACACACTACCCCTTCAACTCACCAAGTGGTCAGATAGACTGGCCTTCGATGTGGCGCTGATGCTCGAAGGCAGCGGAGAATCGCTGCAAGAGGTAGTCGCACGCCATAAAATTGCAGCCACCGACATCCTTGAGTACAACAAAGACCCGGTGTTCCTGAAGAAAGTGGAACACTACCAGTCCGAGATCAAAGAAAAAGGCCTGACATTCCGCTTGAAGGCCCGCGCACAGGCCGAAGAACTCCTGACAACATCCTATATGTTGATCCATGACCCCGGTGTAAGTCCGGCGGTAAAGGCTGACCTCATCAAAAGTACCGTGAAGTGGGCTGGGTTGGAGCCAAAGGGCGACATCCAGACCGATAACAACGCTGGCGGTGTGCGGATTACCATCAATTTAGGTGGACGCGACCATGAGATGCAGGTTATCGAGGCCGAATCTACAAGCGAGGTGACGGATGTCGCTACCATTGAGCATAACCAATAGGCTTACCTCCTCATACGAAGGCTTCAAGGCCGCCATCTTTACCAGTTCATCTGAGTACCATAACTTTACGTCCGCGCTACGCGAGGCGGGAGCGTCGTTTAAGACCAAAATTTCCAAGCATAAGAAACGTGGGCGGGAATTTGTGGTTATGCTTGTGGAACCATCAATCTAAGGAGGCTACATGGAAGGCTATATTGGAGAAGTACGAGAGTTTGCGGGACAGTTTGCACCAAGACATTGGGCATCGTGTGACGGACAGACCATAAACATCCGAGATTTCACCCCGTTGTTTGCCATTATTGGTACAACCTACGGCGGCGATGGTGTCAATAACTTCAAACTACCCGATTGGCGTCCGACAAACGAGCATGGCACGAAAGTCCATGGTTGGGAGATCGGGCAGCCCAGCAAAATCATCTGTGTCGAGGGAATTTTCCCGGATCGTCCGTAATGGCACTCGATATTGACTACACACCCCCACCTACGGGGGCAAAGTTCATGGAGTCGAACGCGAAAATGCGCGTTTTGATGGGGCCGGTCGGCTCCGGCAAGTCCGTGACTTCATCTTTTGAGATTGTCCGCCGTGCTTCCATGCAAAAACCCAACGCGCAGGGGATTCGCAAGACACGGGCGGCGATTGTCCGTGAAACTGCACGGCAGTTGCAGGATACGACGATCAAAACCTTCCTCGACTGGTTCCCACCGGGGGTTTGCGGGGACTACATGCGCACAACCAAGACCTATTTCTTCAAAGTGGGGGACGTAGAGTGCGAGATTATGTTCCGTGCGCTGGACGATGCGGACGATGTAGCCAACTTGAACTCGTTGGAGTTGTCGTTTGCATGGTTCAACGAGTGCCGGGACATCCACCCGGACATCGTGGACGCGATGTCAAAACGTATCGGTCGTTTTCCTTCTTCCAAGGATGGTGGCCCAACTTGGCACGGTATGTGGGGCGATACTAACCCACCCACCATGGATACTTGGTGGTATTATCAGATGGAAGGACTCGATCCCAAGGACGGAGTATCGCCTAATGACAACGGATGGGATGTATTCAAGCAACCGTCGGGCCGCTCGGCTTACGCAGAAAACGTCGAGAATCTCCCCGAAGGTTACTACGATACCCAAGGCCGTAGTGAAGAATACGTTCGGGTTTACATCGACGGCGAGTATGGCCTATCCTCGGCTGGTATGCCAGTGTACAAATACTTCCGGCCTGACTACCATATGGCTAAGCAGAAACTTCGCTATATCAACAATGGGGTTCGACCCATTGTTATCGGGATGGACTTGGGCCTCACCCCCGCCGCCGTTATCGGGCAGCAAGATGCCAGAGGCCGCTCCCTCGTTTTGGCGGAAGCGGTCAGTTTTGACATGGGCGTACAGCGATTTGTCCGAACTGTCCTGAAGCCCTTACTTTACGAGAGATTCCCCGGTGCGCCCATATTGGTGGTTACTGATCCGGCGGGTGTGCAGCGGGCGCAGACGGATGAGCGTTCGGCTGTGGACATCATTAAGGCAGAAGGCCTGCGCGTTATCCCGGCTAAGACGAATAATGTTTCGGCGCGGATCAACGCGGTGGACGAATTCTTGATGCGGCAAGTTGACGGCGATCCGGCGTTTATCGTAGACCCCGGCTGTACACAACTCAAAGCCGCCATGATGGGTGGCTATAGGTATAAACCCCGTGGTGACATGGACATTGAGAAAAATAAACACTCGCACGTTGCCGAAGCGTTACAATATCTTATGCTCCACATTACTACCGGTGGGGGTCAGATGCTCGCCCAAAGGCGAGAAATCGTACCCATGTCGGCGGTCGGGTGGACATAGTTGTCTTTTCATTTCTCCTTCACCCCGCTGTCCCTTCCAGCGGTTTACCCCCCGTGTTCGCACCGGGGGGTTCTTT